AACAAAAGTGTGGGTTCAGCGGCTGCAGCCACTTCATTTAAGTTTGTCTGGCCTGTTGCTCCATAGATTAAAGCAATCCCATAAAGTAGAAACCCTGTTGAGAATGCCCCCAGAAGGAAATATTTAAGTGCTGCTTCAGCCCCCGTTTTTTCGCTCTTCATCAGACCTGCAATTACATATAGTGAGATTGACATCGTCTCAAGACTTACAAAAAAAGATATTAAATCGTTGGATACAGCCAATCCTAACATTCCTGTAGTGGCAAATAATATCATTGCATTGGCTTCGCTCTGGTCTGTCGACAAGGTTCCGTCGGGTATTGAGGTATCAATCTTCAATATCTCCCAGCCAGGCAATTCATTGCCCGTGCGCTTGTCAACGCCATAGTGAGAGATGAAGCTCTTTCCTACATTTTCCACACCAGTCAGAAAGTCGTTCATTTGCTCGAGCTCTTCCTGGCGGATCTCCTTTTGTTTGTCAAGGTTCATCTTATCCCAGTCCTTGTACTTGTCGGTCCAGTAATTCCTGGGGATCCTGATGTGGTACCGCAGACTCATGGCATTCTTCAACAGGTTTTTCTTTAGTTTCGGGATATCATTCGACACGTCGAGCCATCCACTGTCAATGATCGAATGCCATGCAGGCTTCGCATAATAGCTTCTTCCCGGCGAAGCGAACCGCATCCTGTAAATGAATTTACTGTTGGCTGTAGGATTTTTGGGGTTGAAAACGGGCACAGATGAAATACGGTCAGCCTTGGGTCTGGGGAAATCAGCTGAATAATAAAAGCGGGTAACTTTCCGTGTACCCGGATCCATCACCCCCCAGCGGCTGAACACTGCTTCCTTGGCTTTCACATCAACAATCTTACTTGCCATGGATCCACGTCCCAGGAACATCTCCGGGAAGATGTTTTTAAAATAGATGTAATCGTATATTGTCTCTTCAAGAAACTCAGTAATATCACAGTATTTAAAGAAGTTTTTAACCTCTGGGAATTCCGTGGGGATGATGAGTTCTTTACCATTTTCCAGACGCCGCTCAAAGGTCATAAGTCCCTGTCCGAAGAAGGCATCGCATAGCCATTCCAGCCCGGAGCTTGCCACCACATTCTTATCTACCTTGTCCAGTATCGACTTAGGGCGGTTGTCATCACGACCCCAGTATGCCCATTGACTGGTCCGGTTTACCGGCTCAAGATATGCCGATGTTTCCGTTGTTTGAGCAGGATGTTCACCAAAGGTTACCATGGCCCCGGGGCCGCTCATGAAGGCAACCAGGCCATCATCACTAATGCTCACTTTATTAATGGAAAACTGCTTTGCCATTGAACTTTTCAATTAACCTGACATGGATCTTTCTGATTTGCCCACTGGATACAAACATCACATTCCGGGTTCCGTTGTCATGGTGATTAGGAAATTTTGTTCGGTCAGTCACAGGCTTTTTTACATGCTTTTGCTGATAAAGAATAACATTATCCATTTTCAATCGCTCACCACCTTCGCGGGTGAACCTGTTATATGTGCATACTTCCAGTGAAAATGGCACGGGGATCCCTTTGCCATCCACCTTTCTCATCAGCTTCATTACATCAGCCAGTGCTATTAACTGCATACAATTAAAATTTTAACGAAATAACTGCTGATTATCATCAATTTAAAGGACATTGCTATCTTATTTAAAGCCAAAAACATATCATATTTATTTATTCTTCTGTTTCATTTGTTTGATTTTATACCAATTTTTTTCCAGAAAGCCCATGCACAAACATATACACCCCACCGCCGTGCCCTATCGATGACTCGCAATTGCATTTGCTTTTTGAGTTGGAAATATGAAAATGTGCTTTTGTTTGCAATCAATTACTTGCCCTCCAGGGGCGACCGGTCCCATCAAATGATTGCAGTATGTTCCCGGATCCGGGCCGATGGCGACCTGGTCCCTGGAATTTATGATTGCAATGTTAAATGATCTCGTTTGGGATGAAGTCATGGCCGGCTGAATCAAACATATCCATATGCCTGGCCCAGTATAATGTATCGAATGCCTCACTGGGGTGTGTGGCATGTTCAGGGGGGATGATGGTAGACTTCTCTGAGCTTTTATCCTTCTCGAATCCACTGCGGCCCTGGCGCACCCCAGCGTTCTCCAGCGACACAATCAGGTCAGCACAGTTGATGCTGTTGATCCTGACCCTTGGGGCAGGTGTGTTGCCCTTGAGTGCATTGTTGATATCATTGAATAGTGTGTCATGCCCTGGCGCCCGGCCTGTATACTGGTCATTGACGGACCAGCCCTTAGATGAAAGTATCTCCATTACCTTATCACAGAAGGCATAGTCACGGGCGGCATCACGCCCCACAGCTGTATGGTTGTAGTAGTAGTTGACGACCTTGGTCTTATAATGCTTATAGTAATTGCAGAACTTTTTAACAACGGCATCGAGCAGGTCCGGGGACTTAACAAACAGAAAATTCACAATAGCATAATCATCCCCCTGTTGCTGGCCTACCACCATTGAGTTGATTGCTGCATTATAGTCCATCCCGATATCCAGCGGCTGATCTGCCAGCAGATCATCATCCATGCGGCAGTCGCGGTTACGGATGCTGTTGAAGTCGAATGACAGGCTGTCGATCAGCTCATAGTTTGGATTCACATAGTAGTGCTCATTTTCATCCAGGGCTGCATAAAAGCCCCCCTCTATCTTCTTTAACCGTTTCCCCAAAATGCTCATATCAAACTTTTGGGGAGTCAGTGTCCGCTTTTGTTCTTTGATATAATCAAGGCCCAGCACATCAATATTCTCAAGTGAACTACATACCGAGAAGTATGTAAGATCTTTTCGGATGGCATTCAATGCCTTGTTTAGCTTATTAATCCGTGACTGGATTTTCAGCCTGCGGGATGGTCCTACACTGAATATCCTTGCATGAAGATCGATAAGCTCAGACTGAATCCCCAGAACGAGCTCGACGGCCTTCTCATCCATGTGTTGTTCATAATCGAACAGCCATTTTGCTTTGGGGCTGTTGGGCATGTCGGTCGTGAATACAATGCTGTGATGTTCCGACCGGTCACCAAAGAACTGCCGGTTACCACGATTGGTCTGGAATGTTTCGCTCAGCTTATCATAATTCAAGTGCTTGGCTTCATCCCCGATGATGTAATCGACAGATGGACCAGCGGCATTGAATGCCCGATCCTGGGACACAATGACCTGGCAGGACCCGTTAAACCAGAATATTGCATGCTTGGGTGAGAGGGGGTTGTTCAATGGTGTAGGCCAGTTCCAGGAAGCGGGTGGCTTCCTGCCGATAAAATAATGAAGATCCCTGTGATACCCCATCCGCTTCCACATCTCCAGCACGTTGGGCAGTACATTGACCAGGGCATGCATGTAGGTAGGGGCTATCAATATCCCTTTACTCCTTGGCATAGCAAAGGTATTATGAACTATCCTCTCTGCTATCACCCCCTCACTTTTACCTGTGCCACGTCCCCATATATCAATTTCGATGTGGGCCCTTACAAGCATTGCCCTGATCTGGGCTTTATTCATATAGAGCTGTGCCTGGTTATTCATCTTCCTGCTTTGATATTTTCAAAAATTTGGCAATCTGTTTATCAACGTCTTTTACCGGGCGAAGCCCCAGGGCTGCCACATCAGGTGTTATCACCAAAATATTTTGCTGAAGCATTTCGGGTGTGATCGGATTAGACTCTTCCTTGTCAAATCCAAGCAGTGTTATCAGGTTTTTTTCAGCCGCATTCTTTGCCCGTAGATCTTCGGCCTTGACGGCCATCTGTATGGTCTGCACGTAATAATCCTTGTCGATAACTACCGAGCTGCCAAACACTATCTTGGCATTGTTAATATCGCGATATGCCTGTGGCAGCGACATATTGAACCTGACGGCCATCATCTTGGCCACCACATGTCGGCTCTTAAAACGCCGTAGCTGCCCCTCGGCAAATGATATCCTGTTAAGCACTTCCTTTTCCTTATTGGTGAGCTTCACATTATCCTCACCCATCAGATATGCCAGGATTTTCTCATTTTGCGCCACCTCTTTGGTTAGCCTGGCATTGCTGTAATCATGCTTTATTTTTATAATATCACCCATGTTTCAGTATTTTTTCGATGGCATCTATCTCTGCCTGCCAATCAATCATGTTCTGTTGATTACGCTCGGGATCCTTTTTACCTTTTGATAGGTATGTTTTCAACGTCCTGCGACGGCGATCCAGCCCGATGGGGTCGCTGGTGTCAGCCTTGATGGTTGGTGTGGGTACTTCCAGCTCTGGATCCGGGAGCCGCTTATGCTGATTATAATAGTCTATCTGCTTCCAGCATTGATTGATCTCATCCCACATATCCAATATCCTGGCAGCCATTGCGGCCCTGGCAGCAACATCATTGCTGTAACAGAGCTTTGAGTGTCGGGGACCACCGTAGGGATAGCCGCCGGGTTCTCGGCCGGTTTTATCCTTTTTTTTGAAGGGCGTTGCTTTTGTGGTGCCGGCAGCACTGATATCCCTGCTATAATGCGGAGCTCATTGTCGAGGATACTTCGAAGGATCCTTTTATCCTGAACTGTCAAAATCCTGCGGCGGATGTTTGGGTTATTGCCGTATTTTTCATATAAGGAGATCCCTGCCCTGATAGGCATCCCATCTTTCAACCATTGCTGTATTTCTCTTTTTGCTGTCATTTTTCAAAGTTAGATTTGTTGGGGAATAACTCCCGGAGGATCTGTTTAAGGTCATCATTCAAGCCGGCATCGTTATAGCCCATATATTTCCGCCCGGAAAGGCGGCCGGTAATCTGTTCCCTGGTGCAAGGCTGCTCAATGGTAAGCTTCTGCTGCTGCATCTTTACCTTTTCAGGAGGATCAACATGATTATAATAGAATGTGTTGATGCAATAGCCTATATCTGAGCGAAAATCCACGCCTTTAAACACCCTTGAAAATGCTTTTTTATTATAAAGCATGGGTGCATGCACATCATAATGAAAGGCAGGAAGACCATGCTCGGTGAGATAGTTCATCGTCCTTCGCATTCGATTTTTCCACTTGCCGGACCACCAGCGCTGGCTGCATTCCTTTAAATTAAAGAGGAAGTACGGTTTGATCTCATCTGCCATCGCCACCGGCGAGATCAAAAGCTGATCATCCGACAGCCTTAAAAATTCATCTGACAAACCCGGCTGATCACAGGCTGACAGCACCTTATTAATCAGGTTGCCATCCTTATTGCTCTTCAGTGGATCCCCTACATTGATCACATGCACGTTCTTAAGCCAGGGGATCTGGCAAGTGGTCATCAGGTATACATTTCCCAGGGGTGCAAAATTCATTTCAAGTGAGCGAAGGCAGTACCTAAGCTCATTGTTATCCCACCGTGAACCGGGACCCAGCGGAATGACTATATCACACCTCATATAACCCTGTTGTTTTGATCGGTGTGAACCACGATTGGAACATGGGTCAATGCATTGGCTGAGGGGATGATGGCATAGGAGAGTACATGCACCTTATCGCCCTGCCGGCCATGCAGTGATGCACCGCCATTAAGGCAGATATCTCCGGATCCTCTGCGACCTGGAATCACATAGGTGATGATCCGGGTGGAGTTGTTTACGTGAACTTTTTCGTGAGGGTAGATGTTGGCAGCTTCCATCAGGTCGGGATCTATGGTTATGCTTCCCTGGTAATTGATGTTGGCTTCGGTAACAATGACCTCTTGCAGTTTTGATTTAAGAACTTCTATTTTCATTTGCTTTTGTTTTTGTGTGGGAATGGTGTGTCTGGGACCTGCTTACCCAAAAAATGACAAAGTTTCTCCCAGCACTCGCCATTTTCCCAGCATAATTCAATAAATTTCAGCTCGGGGTGTGCTTTGAAATACTCTCGGATGCGGTGATTGTGATCCATGTATTTTTTAACAAAGCTTTCCATGTTGTCAGCAGTAGGCATATGATGCCCATAAATATGTTTTCGCAAATAAAGTATATACAGCTGATGCTCTTTCTCATAGGCATTTTTATACAGGCTTTGAAACCAGGTTGCTTCATCCTTCCTTGTTGTAAGGATATACCTGGCATCGGGATACTCAAGTGGCAAGGCAAGTGCCAGTTGGGGAAATGGGAGATCCTGAAAGATGCTGTTTCTTTTTATGAATTTTTTCATTTTTTGTACCGCATAAGATTTCTGCCCGTGCTCACAACATTGAAAAAACTCCATTGCATTGTATGTTTTTCCCCGATAACCAAGCTCACGGCAGGCATACAACAATGTGGTGGTACCAGTCCGGGGCAATCCTATCCCAAATACTTTCATTTTAACAGGCTTTTTTCAAAGGCGAGGGACATAATTTCAATCACCTTTTTTTTAACAGCAGGTGTAAACTGGAAAAAAATGGCATTGCCAGGGGTTTTATTGGCATCAATGACATAATAGCGGTTTTCCTGCTTATCATATAGAAGATCTACCTCACCGTAATCCATGCCGATGACCTCGCAAAACCAAAGCACCTTATCCAGTAAGCCAGGCGGAAAGAAGTAATTGAATTCAGAGGGATAAATGATATGTGATACGGATGATCGGCCTGTGAATCGTATAGACACGTCTTTGTTCTTGAAAAATACCAGGGGTATGCTTTTACCGAATACCGGGATCCGGATATCGCGATAGGTATCTTCTTCCACCTGGTTGTTGATAAGCTTCTGGTATATGTGGTTATCCTTCACCCTGGTAATCGGGCACTCAATGATCCTTCCGTTGTGTGCAGCCTGTTCATTTGATTTTTCCACAGCGGCGCCTATATGTACCAGGGGATCGATTAATGATGAGTATCCGAATATTTCCCGGCTAACAGCATCCACATAATCTTTCCGGACATTACTGCAATGCCTGTTTATGACAGGTATCCCTTTTTCGGCAATCAGCTCAAGTTCAGGCCAGCGAGGATGCCATGCAGCACCACGCCAGTTTATAGCCACCTCGAAAGAATCTGATGCGGCATTGGTGATTCCAATTTTTAGGTAATCACAGATCTGTGTGATCTTGTTTTTGGGCTTGGGGCCGGCCGGATAGAATAGTATATTCATACTACAATTATATCGAGATGCAATTGTGTGCTAAAGGACATAAAAAAAGCCCCGCAGAACGGGGCTTTTAGCAGAAAGTCACAAAAACCAAAAACTCAGGATATGGCTGATATCTCAGACATTCTCTTTTCGTAGGCCGCTTTAACGATTACGCTCTCGGGCTTTGCTTGCAATAAATTGTGGAGCTGCTGTTCATTTTCGGCCAGTTTCATGGCATTGGCAATCTCTTTGGCCGTTGCAGGAAGCTCAGGAAGCTGATCGTCTGGCAGCGGAATGCTCACATCGGTATACTTCTTTACCCCTTCATCGGTGAGCTCGATTTTATCAAAGCCATCCTTCCACAAACTCACTGCCCTTTTCAGGGTCATGGTGCGAAAATCAATCAGCCCGTGTTTTGTGGACAATAGCCTTGCCGGCGTTCCGGGCTTACGGGTAAAGTATTTTGCTGCTTCCGGGTGCATTATACTACGATACTACGCTTGATGATTCGTCACTGGGAATGTTGATGCTCAGGCTTTCAGAGCCATCGAGCGTAAGGCTGCCATTGTAAAGCGGAGCGGGTCCGTTCTGGATCGACTTTACGGTAAAGGTGGCCCCTTTTGTCCCTTCACTGTTAACACCTGTTGTGGTGTTTGCCCGGGTGATGGCCGGCACACCGGGTTTGATACCCAGAACGCGATGGTTCCCGTCAGCTTCGGGTACGATCCACACACCTTTTGTGTTCAGTACCTTGCGGATGAACCCGAGGTGTTGTGCACGGTTGCCCGGGATCAGAAATTCATAGGTCGACTCCATTGAATTGTTGCCCTCCCCCTCAATCGCTGCATCTTCTACCTTGCCGGTAGCGGGTTCAATGGTGATCTCCCAGAAATTCTTACCGGATACCATTGTGAAATCACCCGTAATTTCGGCATACTCGGCCAATGATGATGGGGTCGTTTTATAGGCCGGCATGGTTTCGATGTCGTCGATGGGGCAGAAATACGCCTTGCGTTGAACCCCTGCCATATTGTCCTTGCCGTCGAGGCCACTGATATCTTCAAAATCGACAAAATGAAGAAGACCCATTTTTACCATGGTGCCCTGGAGAATGATTCCGACCATCATCCAGATTTGTAAAAGAAAGTTTTTCATAGTTTTCTGTGTTATGTTTTCTTAAAATAGGGGGCCGAAGCCCCCGTTTTGTTCATATTACTTCCCCGCTACAGCGCCGAACTCGAGCTGGCTGAAGCACTGGCACTTGACGAGCTTTCGTCATCGATGGTGTTTTCATTGGTCCATACGGCCTTCAAACTTGCGATCTGGTAGCCGATGTTGAAAGCCACAAAGAAACCCATTACTTTCGGGTTGCCCGGGCTGAAGATATTTACCTTCTCTTTGTCGCTTTCCAGGCCTACGCCCATGCAGAAGTTCTTCTGAGGCCCGAGGATGATCCTTTTCGATGTTCCCATGCCTGTCATCGGCACCAGCTCACACATTTTGCCGGTTCCTTCCAGATAGGTCTTCTCGAACTCCTTGTTGTAAACAGCGGCCCCTACCAGCGACTGGTAATGGTCATTGTAGGCATCCATCACCGTATGGCTCACATAGAGCTTGAGGGGCATGCCGCGATAGCCAGGCGCGTTTTCCATGGCGGTGCGGTAGAAGGCTTTGAGTTTGGTCACGGCATTGGCACTGGTGATGTCGCCGGTGGCGATCAGGTTACCGATAACCGATGAGATGTTGTCTGCAGTGATCTCGTCGTCGATGATCTCAAAGAAACCATCCGTGATCTTCTTTACACGGCCGGCAGCATCAGCGCCAGCATCCGACTTGTCGCCATAAAAGGTGCTGAGCGTAACGATGTCGTGGTTCACAGCCTTCATGATCTCCTGCAGGAAGATCGCTTCGAAGGGATGCTTTTGGGGGTCGGCCTGACCCGTGAGGTACAAGCCCATGGCGGTCTGGCGGTACGACAGCGGCTCTTCTTCCAGCTCTACCTGACCCAGGTCCGTGGAAAGGGTACGGGGGGTAAGGTCTGCTGCGTCCGTGTTCGGGTTCCATGAGCGCGCATAAGGTTTGATGATGTGTCCGAATTCCAGGGTGGTCATGATGTATTTATCAACGATCCCCGGAATAATGTTCAGGTTGCGGAGCTCCGGTGAGCCAACGGTGGCCAGCGTCAGGAGTTCCTTCTGGTGCTGTTCGGCGTAAGCCTGTATAGCACTGATGTCAACGGCATTATTTCCCATGATTGTGTTGTTTTATTGGTTGTTATTTTATTTTTCCCGGGGATGCCCGGATAATCCTTTTTAGTTTTTAGGGTTCAATACCTTGGAAATTTCATGGTATTCCATGGCCTGCGGATCTGACACCACGCCATCATCATCGCCATTGGCCCCGATAATGGTTTCCTGTGCAGGGGGTTCATTCTCCAGCCTGGTGATGGTAGCTTCCTGCTCACTGATCCTTGCCCTCAAGGTGGCAACGGTTTCACCTTCTTCCAGCCCGGATATTCTTTCCAGCAGATCTGCAACGGTTTCACCTTCTTCCAGCCCGGATATTCTTTCCAGCAGATCTGCAACGGTTTCGCCTTCGGCAAGCCCTTCCAGTCGCGCCAGGTGGGCGGCATTTTCATGTTCGGCATTGGCAGCGGCTTGCAGGGCAGTATTGATGGCAGCCAGTTGATCATTGCTCATATACACCCCTTCATCACTTGTTTCCAGGGATTCTACCCCGATCACGCCCATCAGGGCGGTGTGTGCGATATTGTTTTCTTTTGACATTTCTTTATTTTTTTTAGTGTTGGTTGCAACTGAAAGTTCAAGTGCGCGGCTAATGGCAAGTGTCATCTTACCGATACGGTCAACAAATACACCCATCACATCACGCGCGAAAAATACCTTGCCGGTTAAATGTTCTTCTTTTACCCCGGGGCGGTTTTCCTTGACATGATTGATAAAGTTATCAGCCAAAGGATCAAGCACCTCTTTGCGATATCCTTCATAATCACCGCGCAGAAGCTCATCCATTCTGCGCGTTTTATCGGGCGACAGGCTGGAGCTGATCTGGTGGAATTTCACGCCCTGGAGCTCGTATGCCGGTTTCATATCAGCAAATGACAGCAACACGCCTACGGACCCGATACGGTCAAACTCTGTGGATGCTATTACTTCATCTGCACATATACCTATCCATAAGGCAGCAGATGCCATCAGTCCGTCGACATATGTCACCACGGGCTTCTTGCATTCGGTCACGGCACTGGCAAGTTCAATGGTGCCATCAACGGTACCGCCAGGGGATTCGATCTTTAAAACGATGGCATCAACACTCTTATCATTGTCAGCCTCTTTTATGCGCCCGGCGATGGTTGACATCCCTGTCGGACCACAGAACTGGTCATTCTTCATCAGGGGCCCACTGATGGGGATCACCCTGACGGATTTTTTCACTGTATCCGGATCGGCCTGGGGTTCATCTGAACCTTTTTCGACGGTACCTGTAATGGTAAATGGCTTTTCATCGATCCCATCGAGCTGAACACTACCTCCGTTGACCAGGTTGCTGATCAAGGGGCCATAACCAAGGGCAGACTGTTCATCAATTGCCCATGGATGCCTGAAAATAGCTGATAATAGCTGAAAGTTCATTTTGAATTATTAACTTGCAGCTACAATATTACTGGGGCAGTAATATCATTTAAAGGACTAAGAAGATGAGGAAGATGAGGAAGGCACAGAAGATGATGAGCTTTCTGATGTTTCCCATACCGGGGATTTTTCGCGGCCGGATCCTGTAAACTGGTATGAATATCCTTTTTTCCCGCGGGGGTTTGCACTGGTGTGAGAAAATGTAAACAGCAAGGGTTCCTCTACAGAGCCTATTATCTTCTCAAGCCCGTCGTTATCTACCATATATAAGATAAAGTAGTTGCCAGCCATTTCGTTAAATAGCTGAAGTACCTGCTTGCTGTCGCCAGGATAAAAACCCTCCAGCACCTTATTAAATGAAATACCATTTTCGCCCTGAGAGCTCTCATCGGTGAATTTAAGTTCATCCTGGGTGGAATAGCCGTTGAACCAGTTTTCTGATATATCGCTAAGGTCATCAAGCTCGACCACTGAGTCGCTTACGGTAAAGGCACTGGCATCGCTTAGCCTGGTAAATCGAAAATGAGCTACGCCACCAATGACATCAGAAGGTATGGATGGGAAGTTTTGCATGTTTATAATATTGTAGCAAGGGGTGGATTCGAACCACCGGCCTTCGGGTTATGGGCCCGACGAGCTGACCACTGCTCTACCTTGCATTGTGGATTACAATATTACTTTTCCGCCGGTGCGGTTTAAAGGACAGTAATCAGTAATCATTATACCTGTTTTTAGTTTTATGGCGCTGCCAGCGCTTGATCAATGTTTCGTGTGATATATTATCGGGGTTCAGTTTATTGATGTTCATAAACCGCTCAGTAAGGTCCTTCACCCCATTCTCGAAAAGAGATGATCGCTCGGTTCTCGGAATGTAATTCGAGTTGATAAACGAATAATATAAATCATTGAAGATCTCTTCCAGTAATTTTTCCAGAATTTTTTCTTCGGTTTCAGGAACATATACATTGCCGCGAACCTCTATGTTGGCATCATACGGCAATATGATCTCACAATTAGACGCGTTACTGCGGCGGGGTATGTAATCCAATGGAATTTTTTCCAAAAAATATTTTATCAGCTGGCCAAGCATATTGTTTCGGGTTGCTACCAGTGGATATTTCCCATACCTGGAAATTAGCCAATCCTTTAAATATGGCTTTAAATCAATGGTAATAATATTATCTGACGGCATAAGATAGATATATTGGTTTTTGACTAAGTGATGCAACTAAATAGAGATGGGAGAAAGAATGCCAGACACAAATATATGAAT